GAAAGACCGCCCGATCTGGGTGGTCGAGCCGGAGCCAACCTCCAACCGGGGGGCCTTGCGCCCGTGGGTCTTTGCGCCCTTGGCGAACCGGGCCAGCGAGGTCGGGTCGAACCGGCCTTCGATCGCGGCTTCTAGTCGGTTGGCGCTGGCCTGTTGCCGGACCCGGAGGCGGCCATCGGCCTTGCTGTCCAGGTATCGGGCCGGGAACGCGATCTGCTCGCGGATTTTCCGGCTGGCGTCTGTCCGGTAGCGGCGTGCCGTGGCGTTGATCGCCCGGCTCGCAAGCACTTTGATTTTCTCCGCCGCGTCGTCCAGGTCCAGGCCGTCCAGTCCTTCGACTGCCACGACGTACCCGAGACCTTGCGTGCCGAAACGTGGCTCCAGACCCATCACACCGCTCCCGGGAGGGGCAGCGCGAGTTCGGTGATCCGAGCCTGCGTCATGCGGGTGACTTGTGCGGTGATGGTGATCCCGTCACGCGGCATGACGACCTCGACCTCGTATGCCTCATCGGCAGCGAGGGAGAAGATCATTCCGCGCTTGGGCTGAATCTCGTCAGCGAGTACCACGATCTCAGGAACCATTAGCACGCGCTCCGCCGGAGCATAGTCGAACCCCGCCATGTCCCCAAAATTCTGCGTGCGTTCGTGGACCCGAACAGTGCAGTCCGTGTTGGACGGCACATCGAGATCGACGTACACAGCGGGGACGGCGAGAGCCGTATGCAGCGACAAGCGCGAACGGTTTCTGAGATCGCGGATAGACATCAGCCCAACGGGTCCTCGTCAGTTTCGCCCGCAGCCGTTTCGCCCTCGGAGCCGGTCACGGCTGCGGGAGTTACAACAGGGTCCTCGGGAGTCTTGTCCTTCTTGGGCGCGGCTTTCTTCGCCGGGGCCTTCTTGGCTTTCTCGTCAGAGATGACCTGGACGGCTTTCTGGGCGATCAGATATTCGGCTTCTTCGCCGTCCGCCTCGAAGGTAGCGCCGGGTTCGACCCGGACCTGCTTGCCTTTTTCTTTGCGGTAGATCGCGTTGATTGCTAGAAGTTTCATTTTGCGGCTCCTCATTTAGCCTAAAGGTGAAACTGCCCCGACACCAATGCCGGGGCAGCAGGGTAGTTTAGAGCGACACCGGAACCGCTTTCACGGTCGCGTTGGTGTTCACGGGGATCATCAGCGGCGCAGACTGCGACATGATGAAACGGGCCGACGGGTCGTTTTCGTCCCACATCTTCGAGAAGATGTCGGCGGGCTGAATGTCCGCAGCCGCGTCGAGGATCGCACCGAACGCCTTCACCCCATTAACCGCGCGGGATGCCAGAAGCACCTCGTTCGCTTTCAAGATGTCAACGGACACGCCGTTGGACTTGAAGGTGTTGCCGATGCCCGCGACCAGCCACACGCGGACGGAGCCGAAGCCGCCGATCAGTGTGAACGGATTCAGTGGGTCTTGCTCGACCAGGCCGAGGTTCAGGTTCACGGACTCGTTGCCGCGAAGGTCCTTGTTCAGCTTCGCCTGGACAGTAGCATCGGCCATGAAGGCAGCGTATGCCTTTGAACCCATCATAATGTCCGTAGGAGCAGCGCCGAACTCAGCAGAGGCCGCCAGATCGTACCACGCCTGGATGTCGTCCCAAGCGGAGATACCTGCATCGCCCCACTGCGAACCACCGGCTTTGGTGATCGTGTGACCGGCATCGCGGCCAAAGTCGATCGTCACGGACTGGCCCGGCGTGCCTGCGTCAACGGCGTAGTTGATCGTGATCGAACCGTCGATGACAGAACGCGCGCCCATGTACTCCCAGAGGCGGGTGATCGCGTCACGGTGGAAACCCGTGATCTCGATGACCTTGCTGTTGTAGCGGGCCTCGGGCGTCATAAGCGCCAGACGCTTTGTCAGTTCGCCAGGTTGCAGCTTGAGGGCCTGGCTCGGGCGAACCGCGTCTTTCGGCTTGGTGTAGGCAGGTTTGAAGGATTCAATCCGCTCACCGACGCCCTTGTAGATCGGGCGGCCCGGCATGTTGGGCAGCATGAACGGCGCGATCTCGCGTGTCGCGTCGATCTTGTCGAACATGATTTCCTCTTGCTCGGACATGTGGGAGTTGGGATAGAACATGTCCAACCACGCCGACGTGCGGACAGTCTGCCGCTCATCGAACATGACCTGGTACAGGTCCATCGGTGTGTAAATATCAAGTGCCATCTAGTTATCCTTTGGCTTATCACCCAAAAGGTGAATTTCAGGGTGAAGCAGATTAGACCGGGGTGAAGGTCTGAATCTTGCGGACGATGATCTGCGTGGGCGAAGGTGCGCCCTCGAAGGCTTTGGACTTCTTGGCGTCCGTGTCGTAAGCCCCGTCCCAGACCAGGAGGTCGGGGTTGAAGCAGCCGCCACGGTAGATGGACGCAACAAGATCGCCGCCAGTCGTATCGGTCGCGTAGACCAGCACGCCAACAGCCGTAGTTGTCGCAAGGTCAGCCGGGATGACCTTGCCGTCGCCGTTAAAGCCAACAACAGTCAGGGCCGCGAGGTCCTGTGTCGTCAGGACAATTTCATCCGTCGAGAAAACCTGCGGGTAATCGCCGGTCAGCAGTGCCTCGACTGCGGGATTGATGGTCTCGGAATACTTGCCCGCAAGGCCAGCAGTCAGATCACCGTTCTGTGGTGTAATAGGCATAGTGTATTTCTCCTGCCTTTAAGGGTTACGCTTTTGCTTTGGACATGCCTGCCGAGGCGAAGATGCCCTCAACGACGTTCGTTTCGCCGTTGTCGTCATCCGTCGTCGGTGCCGCGCCAAGTTCCGGGTTTCCGGTGGCTGCCATCGCTGCGGCAAAGCCTGTCGGATCAGCAGCAGCTTTTGGGGCTGCGGCCTGCGGTGCGGCGGCTGCGGGTGCGGGCATCGCGCCGAGGAGGGCCTTTGCGGCATCGGCGGTCATGTCCGTATTCAGGGCAACGTGGCGTGCGGCCTCGGGGTGAACCTTGGCCTCCGCGCTGTCCAGGATGGCGGAAACACGAGTGCGTTCTGCGTTTGCACCTGTTTTCGTTGCTTCTGCTGCGGCGGCTGCCACGGCGGTTTCGAGAGCGGCCTGATCGACCGCCGAATTGTCGTTGGTTGACATTTCTTCGTCCTCATCTTGGGATGGATCGGCGTAGGCCGACAGGGAGCCGAGCGAGCCAACCGTATCGGCCAACCCATTCTCGACGGCTTGCTGGGCCATGAATGTCGCAGCCTCGGTGTCACGCACCGCCTGCTCGTCCATGCCCCGATTCCGTGCCACGGTGGCAACGAAAATATCGTGGATCGCGTCCACACGTTCTTGCATCCGCGCTTTCGCGGCCTCGGAGAGCGGGGCAGTGTGCAGCCCGTCTCCCTTGTTCTTTCCGGCGTATATCGGAGTGAATTTGACGCCCTGGGCTTCGAGCCGGGCGCTCATGTCCGTATGCCCCGTCATCACGCCGATCGAGCCGACCCCGCCGGTACGACCTACGGTGATCGTGTCTGCGCTGGAGGCGATCGCGTAAGCTGCCGAATAGGCAAACTCGTTCGCAACAGCCCGGATCGGCTTGACGCCTCGGGCCGCGAAGATCGCATCTGCGCAATCGAAACAGCCCGGGACCGTGCCGCCGGGTGAGTTGAGGTCCAAGATGATCTCGTTCACGTCGGGGTCCGCTACGCCGCGCATGACGGTCTGGGTGATGTACTCGTAGCCGGTTGCCATCGAGCCAAGCTGGAAGGGCAACCCCGCCATGAGCATCCCTTTGACCGGGATGGTCAGGACACCCTCCCGGACCCGGTAGGGCCGCATGTTGGAATCTATCCCAAAAAAGTCGTCGTCATCGCCGTCGATGTCATCGAGCGCGCTGGAGATTTTTGTCCGCACCTCGGGGGTCAGCATCTCCGCGAAGATGTCCTCGACCCAGGTGTGGCTCTCGCCCGCGACCAGGAGGTCAGTTTTTGGGGTTACGAAATCAGTCATCGGATTCTCCGCTTTCAACTTGGGCCGCGCCTTCGACCGAGCCGGGGGCGGCAGCTTCGCCGTCGTCTCCCGGAGTGAGGTTCAGTTGCTCGTCCATCGCCATCTCACGGGCACGCTGCCGCTTAACGGTCCGCCAGTCCTGGCCGAGACGACCGATCTCGTATTCCTCGGTGGTCAGGTTGTACTTGAGGCGCAGCACGGCGGCCTGAGTCTCTTTCAGTTCGTCGATCTGGCCCTTGGCAGCACCAAGCCACTCGCAATGCGACAGAGCGTCGAACCGCTGGGCGTCGTAGAGCCAATTCGGATCGCGCGCCTGTTTGGGGATCGAGGAGATCGTGCCTTTGTTGACGGCCTCCTCCAGCCAGAGCCGGTAGACGGACGAGGCGAAACGATCCGCGACCGTCCGCTTTAGCGAGTTCATGCGCTTCCAGGTCTCGCTCATCGCGGCCCGGGCGCTCGAATAGTTTGTGCTGCTGTAATCGTGCGAAAGCTGCTCGTATGACACGCCGAGGGAGGACGCGATGTAGCGCAGAAGCGATTTCTCGAACTCCTGGCCCAGCGGGCCGCCCTTACCGGCGGGCATCATGTTCAGCTTGGTCCCAGGGAACAGGTGCGGAATCTTGACGCCATCGAGTTGCAGGTTTTTCGCGCCGCCGGAGTAGTCCGCGATCTGGGTGAGATACTGCTCGACGTACTGGCCCATCGCCTCGCCCGGAGTGTCCGTGCCGCCTAGCGTAGCGAAAGCCTCGGCTGACGGCAGGTCAGACTCGATCGCCGCCGCGTAGGTCGCATTGACGACCGCGTTCTGGAGCGTGATGTCCCGGAATTGCTTGGTGATCTTCATCTCTTTGAGCGCCGTGACCATCGCCGCGATACCGCGCGTCTGGTCTGGACGGAACTGCTCGAAGATGTGGATGATTTGGAGGCGGCCCCACGGCTTGCGTGCGTTGACCGCGCGCCAGCGGTAGTTGTTCATCTGCCGCCAGTCGCTCGGGTGCGCCACGCGGATGTGATACCGTTTGGCCGCGCCGTAGCGGTCCTTCTCGATCCCGGCCACGAGGTTCGGGTCGTTGAGGTACTGCGGCGGAGAGGAGAGCCGGTCCGTGTCGATCATCTGGATCGCCGTCTGGAACGAGCGACCGAAGCCGCCGCGAAGCCACTCGACCGAGGCCAGGACTTCGCCGCCAGCAACATGCGTGCCGACCGCGAGACGGACCATCTCCGTAAATGTGTTGTTGCGAGAGGCGTCTACCCAATTGTCCGGGGACTCGGCCCAGAGCGTGAACCGCTGCTCGACCTCCTCTTGAAATTCGTCTGCCCAGGTCTCGTCGAAGCCTGCGCCGAGGATTTTGGTCATCGGCTTGGCGTTCAAGGCGTAGAGCGCGCCGACGATGTTGTCCTGGTGGATGACCTGGCCGCCGCGCACATAGCTGTCGTTCCGCAGAACGTCACGGGCACGGGCGTCAAGCTGGCCTTTAGCGGGCACAATGTCGAGGTCCGCAGAGCGGAGCGTCGGGTGCCACAGGGCCAGGGTCCGCTCGTTACGGTTGGCCGCGTCGAAAGCACCGCCAACAAGCGCAGCCTCGGGGGCGAGCGCACCGGGTAGGTTCGCGTCGTCCAGATCGCCTAG